CCCCTGCATCCGTTTACGGTGTGTGATAGAATCTATGCTTGTGGGGCAGTGGTTGCATTGTTAAGGTGCGAGCCTGCCCGCTTTACGTCACCTTATGTCGGTTTGAACCGCACAGGAAAATTGTTGCCTGCACGGTTTTTGGATACAAGAAACATATCCTGATAGTTCTGTATCCACCCCGCTTGCACGACATCAGTCCGGACATGGTAGAAATACATTAGCGAAAACCATCCAGCATAGTATAATACATGTCACCTGTTCTGGCAGGGATTGTATAAAACTGTATTTGCTGCCTGCGCGGTTTTTCAGCATAAAGATCCTATCATGACCGACCTACGCCCGGTGCCGCTCCAGCGGTTTCCGGGCGTCATGCATTTTATGGAGAAACAGCATGCCCGAACAGGCCGCCACGGGCACGCGGCGCAGCACCTATAGCCGCAGGCTGGCCGATGAAATCTGCCTACGCCTGGCTGATGGGCAGAGCCTGCGCGCCATCTGTGCTGATCCGGCCCTGCCGCACCGCGCCACCATCTTGCGCTGGCTGCGCGACAACCCGCCCTTTCGTGCGCTCTATGATACCGCGCGGGAGGCCGCGGCCGACACGCTGGCCGAAGAAATCATAACCATTGCCGACCGCGCCACGGGCCGTGAGGATGTACCAGCCATAAAACTGCGCATGGAGGCGCGCATGTGGGTTGCAACGCGCCTGCGCCCTGCCTCCGCCACGCGGGGCGAGGGGGCGGGCGGCATTGCCATTACCATCACCACTGATGATGCAGCCCTTTAGCCTCACGCCCGACCAGCGTGCCGCCAACCGGCTGCTCGGCGGTGGGGCCACCCATATCCTGCTGCGGGGCGGGGCGCGTTCGGGCAAGACATTCGTGCTGGTGCGCGCGCTGGTCATTCGGGCACTCCGGGCGGCGGGTACGCGGCATGGCATATTCCGTCACAGGTTCAATGCCTTGCGGGCCACCATCGTGGTCGACACGTTTCCCACTGTCATGCGCCGGTGCTTTCCCGCCGTGCCGTGGCAGCTCTCGCGCACCGACTGGAGCGTAACGCTGCCCAATGGCTCGCTCATCATGTTTGGCGGGCTGGATGACGAGGAACGGACTGAAAAGATACTGGGGCTGGAATTTGCCACCGTCTACCTTAACGAAGCCAGTCAGGTTGCTTATGGCGCGCGCAACATGCTGCTGACAAGGCTGGCGCAGAAATCACCGCTGGCGCTGAAGGAATATATCGATGCCAATCCCCCCACCTCCGCGCACTGGCTTTACCGCGTGTTTGAATCCGGTATCGAGCCTTCATCGGGGCAGCCCCTGCCAGACCCTGCGTGCTACGCCACCATGCAGCTCAACCCCGAGGGCAACCGGGCCAATCTCTCGGCGGAGTATCTGGCGCAACTTGCCGCCCTGCCGGAACGCGAACGCAGGCGCTTCGTGCAGGGGGAATACCAGCAGGCTGTCGACGGTGCCCTGTGGCGCCTGGAGGACTTTCGTCGTGACGCCGCAATAACACCTGCAACCCGCCGCCACGTGGGCGCGCGGATGCGGCGCATCGTGGTGGCGGTTGACCCTTCTGGCTGCGCCGGGCCGGAAGACAGCCGCTCTGATGAAATCGGCATCATCGTGTGTGGCGTCGATGGTGCAGGGCATGGCCACGTGCTGGCCGACCTGTCGCGCCGCGATACGCCGGCAGGCTGGGCGCGGGCCGCCCTGCAGGCCCAGGTGGACTGGGCCGCCGAGCGCATCGTGGCCGAACATAATTTTGGCGGCGCACTGGTCGAGGCCACCCTGCGCGGGCTGAACCCGAACGCAGCCCTGCGCATGGTCACCGCCAGCCGGGGGAAGGCTGCACGGGCCGAGCCCGTGGCGGCGTTGTACGAGCAGGGCCGCGTAACCCACCATGGTACTTACCCCGAACTGGAGGAACAGCTCTGTCAGTTTTCAGCCAGTGGCTATCACGGCCCGCATTCCCCCGACCGGGCGGATGCGCTGGTCTGGGCACTGACCGACCTCATGCTGTGCGCGCCGCCTGCAGCCCCCGCGCGCTGGGCTCCCACGCGTTTCAACCTCGGGCGGTAAAAGCAGGCGGGCGTTCCTTAATACTGTCAGGAGTGGCCTTTATGCATCCTGATATATTTCTCTTTACTGCCTGAATGATGTTTCTGCTCCATTCATGGGCAGGCATGACAGCGCAGCTTCACCCCATGCCGGAGAGAACCAGATCATGGACTGGCAGGAACTCAAGCGAACATATCCCCGTGACCCGGACCTGCCCGCGCGCGCCCACGTGCTTTCAGCACTCGCGCGCGTGCTCGAGGGCACGCAATATGATGCCATACCCAACCCCTTTGGCACCGAATATAATGGGGCAGGGGAATACATACCGCTAAGCCAGCGCCGCCCGTCGGTACGCACCAATATGTGCCGCGCGGTGGTGGATGATGCGGTATCCCTCCTGTTTGGCGCCAGCCACTGGCCCGCCACGGTTGCCACCGATCCTGCGCTGCCCGGTATTGTGGCGCAGTTCGGGGCGGAGACCGCCCTGCCAGCACTCATGCTCGATGCCGCCACGCGCGGGGCGACCGGATCGGTTGCGGTGCTGGTCGAGGCCGTGGCCCGCCGCCTGCGCGTGCAGGTGCATGATACCCGTTACCTCACCCCGCAATGGGATGGCGCGGGCCTGCTTGCCGCGGTAACCGAGTGCTTCAAGGTGACGGGCGCCACGCTGGCAGCCCAGGGCTGGCCCATCGCCGCAGACGACGCCACCACTACCTTCTGGTGGCTGCGCGTGTGGGACCGGGCGGACTGCCACGTTTACGTGCCCCAGCGTGTCGATGCCGGCCTGCCCACCCGCCTTGATGCAACGCGCAGCACCCATCATGGCCTTGGCTTCGTGCCGTGGGTCTGGATGGCCAATCTGGCGGCACCGGGCACGGTGGATGGCCCATGCACCTTTGCCCCGGCCATCGATACGGTCATCGAATGCGATTACCTGCTCTCGCAATCCGGGCGGGGGCTCAAATACAGTGCTGACCCCAGGCTTGTCATCCGCGCGGGGCCGGACCCCTATGCCGATGGCACGCCCACCAGTACCGGGGGCGCATCAGCCGCCCTGACCCTGCCGCTTGATGGCGATGCCAAGCTGCTCGAAATCAACGGTGATGCCGCAGGCGCCATGCGCGACCATTACCGTGAACTCCGCGCCAGCGTGATGGAGCAGATCCATGGCAACCGCGCGCAGGCCGATCGCCTTGCGGCCCCGACATCGGGCCGGGCGATGGAAATGCTCTATCAGCCGCTTTTGTGGCTTGTGGACCGCATGCGTCTTTCTTACGGCGAATATGGGCTGCTGGCGCTGTACCGCATGGTGTGCGCGTTTTCGCATGTGCTTGAAGGCGGCGTGCATATTGGCGGGCAGGATTACGCCAGGCTGGATGCAACCGGGCTTGCGCTGCAATGGCCGCCCTATTTTGCCGATACGGAAGCCGAACTGGCGCAACTGGCCCAGGGGCTGGGGCTTGCCGTGCAGGGGGGCTTCCTGTCGCGGCAGACTGCCTGCGCCATATTTGCCACCCGCGCGGGTGGCCCGGCCCCGCATGCCGAGTGGGCGCGGCTGAATGCAGCCGACCCGACCTGATTTTTTTCGTTGATGGAGAGATATGATGACCCGTGCCAGCGTGCCCCAGACCCCCGACCTCGAAACCCTGCACCGCGAGATGGAAACCCTGCGCGCCGAGCGTGACGCGGCAGTCAATGCCCGCACGACGCTGGAGGGCGACCTTGCCCGTGCCGCCGAGCAGGTCAGCACGGCCCGCACCCGCGCGGACCGGGCCATCATACGCGCCGAGGCCCGTGCCCTTGCCGCGCGCATGGGGGCCGTGGAGCCTGCCGATGTTGTCCGCCTTGTTGACCTGAGTGCTGTAACACTGGGCGAGGATGGTACCCCCCAGGGGCTTGAGGCGATCATGGGCACCGCGCGTGAAAGCCGGGCCTATCTGTTCGGGGCGCCGCAGGGGGCATCTGGCGCTACGTGTGGCACCACTGCCGCAGGCCCCGCACCCCGCGCAGGCGATCCGGCCCCGTTTGACGCCCGCACGGCGGGAACGCGCGATGTAAAAGCCGCAGCCATGGCGGCAGGGCTGCGCTGGCCGGTGGCGAATTAGGGCGTGACCCGACAGACCGCAGGGCGGTTCATTGCCTGAACGTGATGACCAGAAGACTGTCTGAAAATAATTCCCTGATAAAACGCCCTGACTGAGGCTGACGGGAGAAGAGGGTTTGGAACAGATTCGGGATCTCGCCAGGAAAATCATCTTAAATGAAAAATGCACTGTATTCGCAATGTCATTTTCATGATGACAGGATATGGCCTGGATAGATTTTTCAAATAGCGTTCAGGTAGAAAATACGCCTGTCTGTCAGGGACATGACAAGGAAGATGGCATAATATGCCAATAGCCGCACCCAGCTTGCAGGGATGTTCCGTGGCAGGAAGGCAAAACGTACACCCTGCCCATCCATTGCGGTTAAAATAGGCGATCATCCACTATCTGGAGCAGGGTGGATACCGGTCGCGCGCAACCCCAGCACACGTACCGGCCCCGCCTGCCGCAAGGACCTGTTCATGAGCCAGACCAACGTCACCACACGCAGCTTTATCGACCTGCGCGCCTTTGCCGCCGCATCGGCACCCCAGCCCGGTGACTTCCTGCACGCCCGCACGCTGCTTGCCGGGCAGGAAGGCGGTCTTTCCATTGCCGCCTGTGCACCTGAAGGCGCGGGCATCATCACCGCCATGGCGGAAGATGAATTCGTGATCGTGCTGGCGGGCGAACTCAACATCGGCGCGAATGTGCTTGGTCCCGATGCCAGTATCGTGCTGCCCAAGGGGAGCAGTTTCAGCTGGGCTGCGGCACCGGGCACGCGCGCCATCATCATGGGCAGCAAAACCAGCACGCCGGGTGCACAGACGCCGGTGGCGATCAATCCCGCGCCTGCGCTTGCGCCTTCCAAGTCGCCTTCGGCCGATCTGCTGCTTGGTCCCGCACCGACATGCCATAGCTTCAATGACTATAAATCCGCCAATGGCGAGCTGGTGTGCGGCACATGGGACTCCACGCCTTATGCCCGCCGTGCCATGCATTATGGCCATGCCGAGCTGATGTACCTGATTGAAGGCAGCGTGACGTTCGTGGATGGCGCAGGCCGGGAAAAGACGTTCGTTAAAGGTGATATCTTCTTTGTCGAGCAGGGGGCTGACTGTGCATGGGATAGCCGGGAATATGTCAAGAAAGTCTATGCCATTTTCCGCCCGGCCTGAAGTGCGGGGCATTTATCGCCTGCCATAGAATTATTCATATAAAATAATAAAAGTTTTTTGGTTGCCGCCTTTTTTCAAAAGGCGGCTTTTTTTAATTCACTTTAAAATATTCACCAAAAATTCTTTAAATAATCAATGATTATACCCGCCCGTTACCTGTTCAGCCCACGGTCAAGGCCGCCTGCGGAACAGGCAAGGGGCGCATGATCGCTCACACATCATGATGGCGCGCCATGCGCCGCGCCCCCTTGACCACCCACCCCGGCCATAGATGGCACCTCGCTGCCATAGCCCGTTACCCGCCGCCACTGCATTGCGCATGGCGGCTTTTTTCGTTTTTTCAAGGAAATGAAATTCATGGCCATCGCCAATTTCCCCGCTGCCCTCCAGCCCGTCATCCAGCAGGGGTTCCTGTCGCGTGCATTCCAGGATGCGCTGCAGTCGCGCCTGGGTTTCCGTTCCATTGCCGACCAGATGGAGTTTCCCGCCCGCATCGGCCAGACCATTACCGATACCCGCGCGGGCCTGCTGCCGCCCGCCACCACGCCGCTCAACCCTGCCGCCAATACCAGCTTTGACAATGGCATGACGCCCGCCGAATGGTCGGTCGAGCAGTACACGCTCACCATCAACCAGTATGGCAACACCATGGACCTCAACCAGGTGACCGAAGGCGTGGGCATTGCCAACCAGTTCCTCGCCAATGCCTCGCGCCTTGGCATCAACGCCCGCCAGACGCTTGACCGCCTGGCGCGCAACACGCTCTTTGGCGGGGCGCAGAACGGCGTTGGGGGCTACCTTGGCGGCAATACGCGCGTGAGCGTAACGCTGGGGGCTGCTGGCAGCACGGTTGCGGTGGATGACATCCGCGGGTTCCAGAATATCCTCTCGGATGAAGGGCAGGTGGTTTCGGTGGGTGCATCCGCCGGCATGACTGTCACCATCGGAGCGGGGTCCTACACGCTGGTGGGGACGACCGCGGATGCCGCCAATACCTCCACCGCGCCGGATGGCGTCTCGGGCACGCTGACGCTCTCGGCACCGGTCAAGGTGGCCGATGGCACGGCGGGCAATCCGGTCATGGCGGCAACCGCACCGCTGGTGCTGCGCCCCAATGCGCGGGCCACCACGGCGGCCCTTGCGGCAGGTGATCTGCTGACGGTCCAGTCCATTCTGGGCGCACTTGCCACCCTGCGCGACAACAACGTGCCCACGCCCGATGGCGGGGTGTATCACTGCTATCTGGACAATGCGCAGCTTCTGGGCCTGTTCCGCGACGAGGACTTCAAGCTGCTCTATCGCGGGCAGTATGGCTCCGACACCTACCAGAGCGGCCAGATCTTTGACCTGCTCGGCGTGCGCTTCATCCCCACCACCGAGGCCCCGCAGCAGGCATCGCTGGGCGCGGGCGCCATCCATCGCGCCATCATCTGCGGGCAGGGCGCGCTGATCGAGGGGGATTACGCCAATATCGGCACCCATTACGCGCCGCTGCTCGATGGCGGGGAACTGACGGATGTGGAGGGCGTGTGCATGATCACCCGCCCCGCACTCGACCGCCTGGCGCAGATCATTGCGCAGTCGTGGTCGTGGATTGGCGGTTTCGCGCTGCCCACCGACCTGACCGCCGATACCTCGGTCATTCCCACCGCCACCAACAGCTACCTCAAGCGCGGCGTGGTGATCGAGAGCCTCGGCGCAGGCGCCTGACCCTTTGGCCCGCGCGGCGCAATATACGTGCAGCCGCGTGGGCCATAACCGCCAGCCACACCATGCACGAAAGGCAGGCATGACAGACATGACGGGAACAGCCACTACCACGGATACCACGACAACGCCCGATACAGACGCAACCGGGGCAGATACGGCGGCGGCTGGTACCGCCACCAGCAGCCAGAATGCCGTTGCCTGCGCGGAACAGCCTCCGGCAGCCGCCATCATCACCGCAGCCACCATGCCCGATACCCCCCTGACCGACACCGAACTGGCACAGGCGCGGCGCTACATGGGCTATCCCGCCATGGGCAGTGCCGATAGCGGCATGCAGTCGTGGCGGTTCTTTCGGGTTTATGGCTTCAATGAATGGCGGCTAGGTCATCTTTCTCCCGCCGAATGCGCCCAGGCCCGCGCCTTTGTGGTGCAGTGCCAGATGCTGGAAAGCGCGGTGATGGCGGCGGCCGGCAACCTTGATACAGACCGCGCGGCGGTCTGGACACGCAACCGCACGGAAGTGACCGACCGCTTTACGCTGTACACGCGCTGGCGCGTGCAGCTGTGCAACTTCATGGGCGTGCCGCCGGGGCCGGGACTGCGCGCCGTGGGGGAGATCATCATCTGATGGACCTCAACGCCCTGTGCCGCCTGACCGCGCGCGGCTTCGCGCGCGCAGCGGCCCGTATAGGTGCTGCAACCGTGCAGTATCGGCCCGCCAGCGCGCTTGCGCCCTGTGCCAGCCCTTATGGCCAGGGCCGCGCTGCTTTCAGCAATGACCGGGCCTTCGGCTTTGCCGGGCCCGCCTTGTGGGATGTGCCTTTTGTCTATGCCCTGACGGACATGCCCGACCTGCGGGCGGGTGATATCCTGGCCTGCGGGGCTGAGACCTACTTCATCGCCCGCGTTGAACCTTTCCGGCCGCCTTTATGCGTGCTGTGCAATGCGGTGGTCACGCTGACCACCACCCTGGCCGTGCAAACGGATGCGGCTGATCCGGGCGGCTATGCCACATCGGGCGATGCAGCCACACAGGTCACGCTTGCCACCGGCTGGCCTGCCATGATCCGGCCGGGCAGCGGGGCAGGCGTGCCGGGAGCCACCCAGCCCGGTGCCATCCGCGCGGGCGGGTTCGAGATGTTCCTGCCCGTTATTGCGGGCGTGAGCCTTCAACCAGCCATGTGGGCCCAGGACAGGAATGGCCCGCGCTACACCATCGGGGCCGCGCGCAGCAGCCCGTGGGGCGTGCGCTGCCAGATGGCCCAGCAGCAGGTCTGAGGTTCTTTTTTACAAGCCATAACAGGAAGCGCCATGACATGGCTGATATCGCCACCATTTCCACCGCCATTGCGGAGGCCCTTGCCGCAGCACTCTGCCCTGACGGGAGCAGCGCCAGCAGTTGCACGGGCCGCCCTGTCATCATCCGCCGTGGTGGCCTGACACAAGCGGATCTGGGCAATGCCCTGCATACCTTGCAGGCAGGCTGCGACTTCATCAGCATTGCCGACACGCCAGAAAGCTGGACCCGCCTTGATGAACCGCTCGGCCGCCCCTGGCGGATGGATGGCACGCAGGCCGCCACCGTCAGCATAGGCATTGCAAATGGCACGGTCACACTCAGCCTTGTGCCCGGCACGGTGCCCGGTGGCGTTGTCGGGCTACGGCTACAGGGGCTTTTGGGCATTACAGGCAGCGCGTGTTGCCTGTACAGCGCGCAACCGGATGACACGGCGGCCAGTATCGCAGCAAGCCTTGCCGCGATGGTGCCGGGCGCCGTGGTGCAGGCGGGGGCAATCACGCTGCCCGCCAGTGTCACGGCACAGGCTATCAATGCGGGCACGGCCACCGCGCGATGCGTGGCGCGCAGGCAGCAGCAGATGTTCGTGCTCACGGTATGGTCGGCCAGTCCGGCCGCGCGGGATGCGCTGGGGCAGGCCATGGCCGATGCGCTGGCCCTGACCGACTGGCTGGTGGATGCGGATGGCTCCGCCTTCCGCATCGAGGCACGGGTGGCCAGCAATGATGATACCGCCATGAACCGGGGCATCTTTGCCCGCCCCGCCCGATATCTCGTGACATTCGATACCGACCTGACCCGGTCAGTGCCGCTCATGCTGGCCGGTGGCATCGGGGCAGAAAGTGGCCTGATTGCAGGCGATGTGCTGCTGGGCGCACCGGCGGTTTCCTGAACCGCCCGCGTGGGTGCATAGCGCACGGCCCGATAACCCCGCCCCATTCTTGAACCGTTTCTTCACGCGGCATGCCGCGCAACAGAGAAGACGCATAAAATGACCCTCTATCAGTCCGGGCAGCTCAACACCAACAGCCTGAACGTGCCGGATCTGTATGTGCAGATCCTCAAACCGCAGACCCTGGCACTTAACGGCGTGGCAACCGGGCAGATCGGCCTGGTGGGCACGGCGGCGTGGGGGCCGGTGGGGGCACCGGTCATCATCGGCAGCATGGGAGACTGCCTGGGCGCATTTGGCCCCAAGCAGGCGCAGGCAAACGATATCGGCACGGCGGTGAACATCGCCATCATGCAGGGTGCATCCGATTTCCGCTGCGTGCGGGTGAGTGATGGCACCGATGTCGCGGCCACGGGCACGCTGGCAGGGGTAAGCCTGAGTGCCATCCATACGGGCAGCGCGGGCAACGTCCTTGTGGCGACACTGGCGCAGGATCCCATCATTACCACGAATTACGCGCTTACGGTCAGTCATGCAGTGCTGGGCAGCCGCACCTATCGCGGCGCGACATGGCCGGTCCTTGCCGCCGCCGTCGCAGCCGATGGCGCGGCACTTGTGCGCGTAACCGTGCCGACGACAGCGCCCGCGCCCGAAGCCGGTTCGACAACGCTTGCGGGTGGCAGCGATGGTGGCATGCCCACCACTGCGCAGTTCCTGGGCACGGATGGCACGAGCCGCACCGGCATGTATGCCCTGCGCGGGCAGGGCTGTGCGGTCGGGCTGCTGCATGGCGTGGTGGATAATACGTCATGGACCACGCAGGCCGCTTTTGGCCTGGGGGAAGGGATGTACATGATTGCCTGCGGCCCGGCAGGCGACACGATTGCCAATGCGGTGGCCATGAAAAACGCCGCAGGGCTGGACAGCTACGCCGTCAAGCTGATGTTTGGTGACTGGCTGTGGTGGGATGATGACACCAATGGCGACATGCTGGTGCCCCCGCAGGCCTTTGCCGCGGGTATTTTTGGCGGCCTCTCGCCCGAGCAGTCGAGCCTGAACAAGGAACTGTATGGCGTAATCGGCAGCCAGAAAGCAGGGCTGGCCAGCAGCGGGCAGGCCGCGACCTATTCCGGCGCAGAACTGTCGGCCCTGTTTGCGGCAGGCATCGACGTGATCTGCAACCCCGCACCCGGTGGCAGCTACTGGGCGGTGCGCGGCGGCATCAATACCGCGTCCGATGACGTGACGGATGATGACACCTATACGCGCCTGACCAACTACATTGCCGAAACGCTCAACACGGGCATGGGCGTATTCGTGGGGGCTGTCATCTGCGCCACGCTGTATGGCGATATCCGTGCCGTGCTGCTGGGCACGCTGTCAAACATGGTGGGCAGCGGCATACTGGGTGCAAGCACGGATTACGCCGTGCTGTGCGATACGAGCAATAACCCCCAGTCGCGCATAGCGCTGGGTTATGTGCGCGCTGACGTGCAGGTGCGCTATCAGGGGATCAACCGTTTTTTCGTGGTCAACCTGCAGGGTGGGGCAAGTGTTACGGTCAGCACCGCGACTGCGGCGGCCTGACCCGGAAACTGTTATTTTTCGAAACCGCCATCATCGCTGCGCAATACTTCACGAGCCACCTTTCGGGTGGCTTTTTTCATGGAGCCATGAATGTCCCTCAAACCTTTCAATATCGGCCGCGACTGCCGCGTGGTGCTGGTCTATAATGGCAGCCGCATCGACCTGCCCACGGTTACGGGCTTCAATGCGGCCCAGCGCACCCATCAGCTGGAATCAAACCCGCTGAACGACATGCCCCTGTTCTATGACGTGCCAGGTGGCTGGGGCGGCCAGTTTTCCTTCCAGCGCGACAGTTCGGGGGCCGATGACCTGTTTGCCGCGATCGAGAGCGGGTTCTGGTCGGCCGGCACGGTCATTCTGGGCAGCATCTACCAGTATGTGACCGAATGCGACGGCTCGCTGAGCACATACGAGTTCATCGGCGCATCCCTCAAGCTGTCGGATGCTGGGCGCTACCAGTCCGAAACGCTGGTCACGCAGACCATCACGTTCACGGCCCGCGCCCGTAACCGCATTTCCTGACCCCCAGCCGGAAAACGCCGACATGACGGAAAAAACCGTAAAGACCCCTGATGGCCGCGCCCTGAGCTACCGCGAGCGCGGGCCGGGCGATGTGCTCGCCCTGCTTGAGTTCGGGCCGGATGCGCCCTCGACCGCGTGGCTGGAATACGCGCTCATGGTCAGTTCGGTCGAGGCGATCGACGGCGTGCCCGTCATCCGCCCGCAAACGCGCGTGCAGCTTGAACAGCTTGCCAACCAGATCGGCAATAACGGCATCGAGGCGCTCAGCATGGCCCTGTTTGGCCCCGATGCGCAGGCCACGCCTGATGCAGAGGCCCAAGCCGCAAAAAACTGAGCCGGCACCCCGTGCTGATCGAAGTGGCGGCGCTGGTCGGGCACGGGGTGCCGTGGGATGTGGCCATGTCCATGCCGCGCGTGCGGCGCATGGCTTTTCTTGTCGCCTTCGGGGAGCTTGCCGGTGGTCGCTATGACTGGGGCACGCAACAATGGGAGTATCCTGATGGCTGAATCCTGTCAGGCCACGACACGGCTGGTCATGCGGCTTCAGGCCGCGCGGCCCGGAGGCCTGTCTGCTGCGGTGGCACGCCTGCCGGGGCGGGGCGGGCACTTGGCAGGTGCCATCGCAAGGCTGGCTGCGGCGATGGGGCGCATGGGGCAGGCCATGACAGGGCCTGTCATGGCTGCCCGCTTTCGCCTGCCTGAACGCAGCCATAAGACCATCGCCCAGCATTTGCCAACCGAGCCGGGCAGGGCGCGTGACGCACGGGCAATACCGTCACATCAACCCGCCAGCCGCCGTGCCAGGGGCTGGCCCGGCCATGGTGACGAATACCGGCGCGGGGCAGGGCCAGCAGCCGTGAACAACCCTGCGCCCACCCCGGACAGGAACGGGCGGGATGGAAAAGGGCTTGCGCCCATGCCCTATGGCGCACGCATGATTGCACCCCTGGCGCACCTGCCAATGCCCTTGGCATCCAACGCCCGCCGGATACCGGCTGCTGCCCCCACCGGGGCTACGCAGCGGGGCAGCCCCCTAAGCCGCGCCATGCCTGCACCGTCCCGGCCCGGGCCTGCCCCCATGGCTGTTGCGGGGCGGGACCACACCGTGTCCATCCCTCCCATGGCGGGCTGGCAGGCCGTACCACACAGGCCGCGCTTGCTGAACGACAGGCCGAACAACAGTCATGGGGTGCGGCGCGGGGTACTGCCTGCCAGCATGCCTGGCACGAGGAATGTCCTCCCGCCACATGCGCAACCCCGCAGGCAGGCGCGGCCGCCCTTCATCAGTCCTGCGCCCATGCTCCGTTCCCCCACGCCCGGCAGGACGGATCAGGCCATGTCTGCCGCGCCCATCATACAGGTCACCATTCCCGTGACACTGGACCAGCATAATGTGGGGCAGGCTGTCGCCCGCATGGAAACCGGCCGCGCCCTTCTTGAACATCGCGCCACCGGCACCGCGCCCGATGGCATGCAGCATGTGCAGCTACCCGGTCGCTCCGTGGGTATCTGAACACGGAACGCAAACGCTCCGCGCCGCATGCCTTCCCGTGCGCCCGGTGTCCGTCCTGAGTGGAAAAAGACATGACCCTGACCCTTATGAACACCGAGACCGCCATTGGCGCGATCGGGCGGCTATGGGCTTCGGCCTCTGTCACGATCGGCAGCCTGACCCTGACGGGCATGGAGGTGCCCCGGCTCATCCGTGATGGGGGCACCCAGCAGGTGGCCGTGCACCGCCTGCCCGGTGGTGGCAGGGTGATCGATGCCGTAGGCAACGACCCCGACCGCCTGGAACTGACCGGCACGTTTGTCGGCCCCACCGCCATTGAACGCGCGCGCGTGCTCAAGCAGATGCGGATTGCGGGCGTGCCGGTGCCGTTCAGCGGGGCGGGGCTGTCGCTTATGGTCCGCATCGTACAATATTCCTATGATTACGCGCAGAAAGGCGTGGTCATTCCCTATCGGCTGGTGCTTGAACAGCCGCCCCAGCTTGCGGCTTCCACGAATGTGGTGTCCGGCCTTTCGGCGCTGGTGGGGGCTGATACGGGTTCCGCCCTGTCCGGCCTTACGGATGCGCTGGCAGATGTCTCGACCATTGCAGGCAACATGACCGGCCAGCTTGGCACCATCATCGGGCAGGTTACACCCATTGCCGACATGGCGGGGGCCGGTGGCGTCCTGTCCGGGGTGGAGGACAATCTGGACATGGTGGGCGGCCTGTCTGGCGCAGGGGTCAACCTGGCCTCGGTGCCCGATAGCGCTGCCAGCGTGGTGTCCGGGCTTGCTGCATCCGGCACGGGGCTGACCGGTGTCATTGGCCAGACCGGGGCCAATATGGAAGGGATTGCGCCCGATAATGCCGTCAGCCTCTCGGCCCTGACCCAGAACGCACAGTTGCACAGCGCCACCGTCAACAGTGCGGGTCTGGTCAACCGCGCCTATGCCAACACGCTGCTGGCCACAGGCGGCGTGCAGGATGGCCCGATTGCCAATAACTGAGCAGGAGGTAACAGACTCATGGCGCTCACCATAAAGGTTACGGCGGCGGATGGCACGCTGTACCATGTTGCAGCCCGGCAGCTGAATGATGCCACTGCGTGGTGGCGGATCGCGCAGCTCAACGGCATGACCGACCCCGACCTGTCTACTTTCACCACGCCCGTCACACTTGTGCTGCCTGCCATTGATACCGCGCTCAATAGTGGCGTGCCGGGGGTTGCGGCATGAGCGGCAGTCTTTCGCTCACCACTGCCGGGCAGACCATCTGGCGCGCGCCGCGCGCGCGGCTGCTGGTCAACGGCACCGAACGGACGGAAACCGGGATCGAACAGTTCACCCTGACCCGCACCCGCTACAGCCGGGCCGACACGCTTGAAATGACACTGGCGCTGGATCGCGCCGCCATGCCCGGCACCGGGTTGTGGTTTGACCTCCCAGCGCCTTCCGATGGCAGCGCCATGAGCGAACTGGGCATAACGCTGCAGATGCGTGACGCGGGCGATGAGGGTGCGCAATGGACCACCGTATTTACAGGTATCATTGACCATGTTGCGCTCAGCCCGGCGCAGACAGCGGTTACAATCGCCTGCCGCGACTATCTGGCCAGGCTTCTGGACATGCGCATCTGCGCCGGCTGGATGAACATGACCGGGGCGGAAGTGGTCGCGGCCATGGCCAGGGCAGCAGGGCTTACGCCACAGGTCAGCATGCCACAGGCCATGACGGGCCAGTTCTGGCAGGTGGAGCACAAACGGGGCAGCGCTGCCAGCCACAGCCGGTTCCAGACGGCATTTGACCTGGCCAGTACGCTGGCCACCGGGGCTGGCTGTGACCTGTACACGCAGGACACCACGCTTGTCTGCGCGCCCTATCCAACGCCCACACAGGCCAATACCCATCAGCTCGATTATGCCGATAACGGGCCGGAGCAACCCATCATGGCGGGGGCTTACGGCCTGAATTTCAGCCGCGATTACCAGATCGGCCGGGGCATCATCGTGCATGTCATGGCATGGGACAGCCGACAGCGCACAAAGGTGGATTACTACTGGTCAGCGGCAGGCGGCTCCACCACACCACCTGCGCAGGCGGGCACGTTGCACAGCTTCAGCCTGCCAGGCGCGCGGCTGGATACGGCCAGGCAGATGGCACAATGCAAATATGGGCAGATCATGGCCCATGCCCGCACCATTACCGGCACCCTGCCGGGGCGTATCACGCTCCAGCCGCGTGACTTCATGCAGCTGAGCGATACCGGCACGACATGGGACGGTACGCTGGACGTGGATGCCGTGATCAGCCGTTTTTCATGGAATGGCGGCTTTTCGCAGCAGGTCACGCTGCGTAGCCGCAGCATGACAGGAGATGAAACCGATGACTGATACCCGCATGGTCGCCGCAGGCCTGGCGCACGCGCAGGCCCAGCCCGGCTTCGGGCTGGTCAGCGCGGTGGACCCGGTCAATCACGCCGTAAAGGTCATGCTCCAGCCCGCCGGGGTGGAGAGTGGCTGGGTGCCCTGTGGCGCGCTACAGGCAGGCAGCCTGCGTATTGCCTGCCTGCCCGATATTGGTACGCATGTCGTGACCCTGCCGGTCGAGGGCGATGCCGAACACATGGTCATGGCCTGCCCGGTGTTTGACGCCGTGCTCATGCCGCCCGCATCGCCCGCCACGGGCAAACCGGCCCAGCCCGGCGAGATGCTGATCGTGGCAGGCTGCCCGACACCGCCCGTCAATGGCGCGACGGCGCAGGGCGACGCCACGCAGAACGCGCCGTGGTGGCACATTACCAAGGACACGATCTACAGCGGGGCAGGGCAGGCCACCGAGACACTGACCGCCACCGGCAAGGCGTGGAAGGTGGGCATCGTAGGCATGACGCTCGACGCCAACGGCCTGAGCGTAACCGGTGGCCCCATCACGACTGACAAGGACATGACCGCGCAGGGCACGGTCACCGGCAAGACGGACGTGCTCGCGGCGGGCATCTCGGGCAAGGGCCATACCCATAGCGGCGTGCAGCCGGGCAGCGGGTCGACGGGGGCACCGCAATGAGCGCGCTTTCCCACACCATGGGCGGCGACCTCGACCTGTCAGGCACCGGCAGCGTGGCCGTGGTGAGCAGTGCCGACCAGACAAGGCAGGCGCTCCTGCGCAGGCTATGCACCAATGCAGGCGCCTATATCTGGCAGCCCGATTACGGGGCTGGCCTGCCAGTAAGCGTGGGCAGCGTGATGGATGAGGCAGCCGTGCGCGCCCTGGTGCTTGAGCAGATGCAGGCGGAAGGCGGTGTGGACCAGACCCAGCCAATCACGGTCACGATCAGCAACCCGAGGGTAGGGGCCTATCTGCTGGCCATTGCCTACACCGATGCCGATACCGGCACGGTGCAGGAACTGACACTGAGCACATGACGGGCGCCCCGCGGGGCGCCTTTTTTATTGGAGGTCCGTCTTGGCCCTAACCTTCCAGTCTTTCAGGACGACGCTGGGCAACATGGTGGCGAGCGCGCAGGGTGCCTGCCCCTCGCTGCTCGACCTCAATGTCGGCTCCCCCGGCCGCGCCATGCTCGAGGCCGTGGCGGGGCTGGGGCTGTGGTTCCAGTTCATTGCACTCCAGATCCTCTCGCGCACGCGGCTGGCCACATCCATCGGCACGGACGCGGATAGCTTCGTGCAGGATTTTGGCCTCACCCGCCTGCCGGGCACGGCGGCGACCGGCACCGTCACCCTGACCTCGTTCTCGCCCGCCAGCCAGTCGGCCACGGTGGCGGTCGGCTCAACGGTGCGCACGGCGTCCAGCCTCGTGTTCACCGTGGTGCAGGACGAGACGAACGCTGCCTGGTCCACCGCTGCCGGGGCTTACGTCAGGCCCGCGGGCACGGCATCGATCACGGTGCCGGTGCAATGCGCCTCGACGGGTGCTACCGGCAATGTCGCGGCGGGTGCCATCTGCCTGCTGGGCACGGCCATATCGGGCATCGATGCGGTCACCAATACCGCAGCCCTGACCAATGGCAGCGATGGCGAGACGGATGCGGCCCTGCGCACGCGGTTCGTCTCCTACATCAACAGCCGATCCAAGGCGACGGTCTCGGCCATCGAGAACGCGGTGACCGATGTTTCCGCCGACCTGATCTACCAGGTGCTCGAGAACGTGGACACGTCCGGCGCGACCTTGCCCGGCAACGTGGTGGTGTTTGTCGATGACGGCTCGGGCGATGTGTCTGACAGCGTGATCGATGCGGTCTATGCGGCGGTTGATGACGTGCGGCCTGCCGCCGTGTCCATTCAGGTGGTGCGGCCCAACGTGGTCAGGCCAGCCGTGACCATGACAGTAGCCGTGAGCAATACCGGCGACCTCACCACCGTGCAGGCCACGATCAGCACCAATATCGCAACCTATCTCAACAGCCTCGCCATCGGGGCCTCGGCCAGCTACTCGCGCCTGATCCAGATCGCCTATGCCGCCAGCACGTCTGTCACCAACGTGACGGACGTGACGCTTGCAGGCAGCACGATGGACCTGCCCGCAACCACCGGCACAGCCTATCGGGCAGGGACGGTGAGCTTTGGCTGATGTGACACAGAACGGCTTCGCGCTGCGCGTGCGCGCGCTGCTGCCGACCGGCTGGTTCCCGGCCGCACCCGGCACGGGCGAGACAGAGCAGGCCCCGGTGCTCAACGCCCTGCTGCAGGGCTTTGGCAGCGTGTTTGCATGGATATGGGGCCTGCTGGACAGCACCAATGACCAGACCCGTCTGGCCACCATGACTGGCGCGTTCCTCGACATGTTCGCCGCCGACTTCTTCGGCACGACGCTGACCCGCGCCACGGGCGAGAGCGACGACGCCTACCGCACCCGCATCAAGGAGGCCCTGTTCCCTTCGCTCGGCACCCGGCCTGACGTGGTGAACGTGATTGCCGATGAAGTCGGCACCGCAGGCCGCGTGATCGAGCCGCGCAATGCGACCGACTGCAAGGGGCTGGGCACGCTTTCCAGCCCGGCCACCGGCGGTGGCTACGGCTATGGTGTGGCCGTCCTGCGCTATGGCTCGCGCGGCGTGCCGTTCCAGCTTTTTGCCCAGTTGCCGACCGGCGACACCAACCCGCCTGCAACCCAGACCCTGACCCGCATCGCCAATGTCATGCCCGCAGGCACGATTGCATGGGTGCAGGACGTGGAGACCCTTGACTGATGGACAGACAGATCGTCTACCCCGCGCAGATACCGCTCGACAGCGACCTGCTCAACGCCCAGCGCAATGCCTTCGTGGGCCTCGGCCACCTGGCAGGCATGGCTTATGGCGACAATACCGTGGCCGCTGGCGGCTTTGCCTGCACGCCGGGTACCGGGCTTGCCGTGACCATTGCGCCCGGCTCGCTGCTGACTGCGGGCGTTGTGGACGGCACAGCCTATGGCACGCTGGCCGCCAATGGCAGCGTGCTGGTGCGCCAGTATATCAGCCGTGATCCGGTCACACTTGCCGTGCCGGGGGCAGGGGCCACATACACGGTCTATGTCACACCCGCCACGGTCGATGCCGATGCCACCGTGCTGCCCTTCTACAACGCGGCCGACCCGTCCGTGACCTATGCCGGGGCTGATAACAGCGGCAAGGCAGCACCCACCGTGCGGCAGGACGTGGCGCAGCTTGGCATCGCGGCCACCGTGCCGGATGGGGCCTGTCCGCTCTGGACCATCACGGTGCCAGCCGCAGCCACGGCCATGACGGCGGACATGATTGCGCAGGCAGATGGCGCGCCGTTTTACCAGACCATTCCCGAACTCCAGGCCTCGAAGATATCGAAGGCAGGCGACGGCATGACCGGGCCGCTGACCGTGCTCAATGCTGCGGCGGCGCAGAACCCGGTCGCTCTGGGCCAGCTTGCCGGGCTGACACCGGGGCGGCTTCTGAACACGCAGGTGTTCGACACTGCGGGCACCTACTCTTACACGCCCACGTCCGGCACGACCCGTATCGAGGTTGATATTCAGGGTGGCGGTGGATCCGGGGGTTACACATACGGCACCGGCTCTGCATACGTTTCATGCTCAACCGCTGGGGGGGCGGGGAGCTTCTGCCACGCAGCATATGCCCTGAGCGACATACAGGACGCTATCGCGGCAGGCATCAACATTACTGTTGGCGCGGCGGGCGCCGTCTCGCCCCTGAATGAGTCGGGCGGTAATGGGGGAGCATCCTCATTCGGTAGCCTCGCAACGGCTCCGGGCGGATACGGTGGGAAATATGGCGTTGTGGCGAATGAGAATGCCTATTTCCAGTTCGCACTGGGCACGCCCGGCGATGCGCCGACCGGGACGGGAATTATATTTTCCGTGCGTGGCGGCCCTGCGGACATGCAGTTCGACTTGGGCGGCGGCATCATGAGCGGACAGGGCGGCAGTAGCCTGTTCGGAACGGGCGGCGGTCCCATTTCGGCTGGGGGTGCCTATGGCGTAGCCAATGTCACAGCCAAAAATGGCAATGGCCCCGGCGCGGGCGGTTCTGGATTGCCCGCAGGGGCTAGCGCAACGGGCGGTCCGGGCGGTCTGGGCGTGGATGGTATTGTCATAATCAGGGAATATGCATGATGGCGCAGAAAACCTACGCATGGATCAACGCGCGGGGAACGGTTGGCCAGGTCATCACGACCGATGCGGACCTCTCCACCCTCTACGCGCCTGATTTTGTCGCGGCCTGCGTGGATGTTACGGCAGTCACCCCGCAGCCTGCCGATCACTGGACCGCCACGAAATCAGCGGCAGGCGTGTGGTCGTTTGCAGCCCCGGTTGCGGCAACGGTTTCCCTTGCCCAGCAGGCGACAGCGGCGCAATCGTGGATCAGCCAGCAGGCCAGTCTCGCCGCCGCGATGGGTGAAACCTTCACGGCTGATATGAAGGCCTACGTACTGGCCATCGCTGCCATCGCCAACGGCACCGACACCACCAGCACCGCACTCCCTGCGCAGCCCACGGATGTGATGACGGCCAGCACGGCCACCACCACGACCTGACCCGCCCGCACAGCCCGCGCCTGCCACGCCGCCCATCCGGGCGGTTTTTTTATGAGAAAATGAATGAGTGAAACAGCACCCCTGACGCAAGGCGGCCCGGTGGCACCGATGCGCTGCGCCACGATCGAGGACCTGGCCCGCGTGCGCGAGCGGCTGGCCAAGGTCGAGGGCGGCCACGACAACCTGCGCGACGGGCTGAATACCCTGTCTGTCCAGTTCTCTGACCTGCGGCGCGACCTGACAAAATCAATGGCCGATACCGGCGCCCAGACCCGGCGCGAGATCATGGAGCGCGTGGACGACATGACCGACACGGCCACCGAGCGCAATAACGAGATATCGGGCAGGCTGGCCCGCATCGAGGGCGGCCTGAAACTGACCTCGTGGGTGACCATGACCTTCATCGTGCTGGCCACCGGCCTGCTGGGCTGGGGGCAGATTGGCGATGCCGCATGGTCGTTCTGCAAGCGCGCGTTCGGGTATGGGTCGTGATGGCTGCGCCGCCCGGCCTGCTGGCCGACCTCAAGGCCCGTGTCATTGCGCCCACGCTCGCTTTCATCGGCCTCGGAGGACAGGCGGCGGTCAACCTGCTGGCGGGCATCGCGCTGGCTGAAACGGGTTGCCGCGTGCTGGTGCAGGAAGGCGGCGGCCCGGCGCTGGGGCTGTGGCAGATGGAGCCGTTTACGCATGACGATATCTGGGCCACCTTCCTGCCAGCACCACGCCTGTCGTCCATCCGCGCCCGGCTGCTCGCCCTGCAGGCCGGGTGGCCCGTGGGGTCGGACCGCGCCACGCAACTGGTGGGCAACCTGCCCTATGCCTGCGCCATGGCCCGGCTGAAATGCTACCGCGCGCCCGATCCGCTGCCCGGCGCCGATGACGCGGCGGGGCAATGCCGGTTCTGGAAAACCAATTACAACACCGCGCTGGGGGCAGGGGACGTGGACCCGCAACACGTCGCCCTGTTCGCGCAAGCCATCGAGGCATGACATGAACACCACCGCAAAACTCGGCGGCCTCGGGGCCGTCATCGCACTCCTGCTGACCGAAGTGCCGGAGCAATACGCGCTGTATGCCGCGATCTTCGTGTTCGCATGCAGTGCCGCCACCGCCATCATCCCGCCGCCGCACGCAGGCAGCCGTTGGGCCTTGGCCTACCAGCTCATGACCACCATCGGGCTGAACATCGGCTGGGCGGAAAACCACTTCAAGCCGGGGCAGTCTGGCGTGCGGGTGCCGCTGGCTGACAAGCCTGCTGCGAAGCAGGCCGTGACGGCTGCTGGTATTCCGGTCCTGAATCGGAAAGGCCAGCCCGAAACACTGAAAAAACAGGGGGTGCAGCTCCGGCGCTAG